TTTAATGTCAGCAATAGTCGGTAAAAATGAGGGTTACATGACTTACTATATGTAGTCTGGTAGCCTTGCCCATAACGTTTGGGTATTGGCGAAGTTGCCGAACCGAAAGATAAATTGAAAAACAAAAGTTGAAATTATGGACGAAAGTTTAATTGAAAAACAGAACGGCAATTTTGCCAATACCGTGTTACCAGCAGTGCCTTTCTCGGAGGTTTATTTGGAAGATTGTATAAAGGCATTAAAACGCTTTAACGATAAGCATTTTGATTTGGCAATAGTTGACCCGCCTTATATGGATGGTGATAATAAAGCCTTAAATACACTTGGAACGAACAGGACAAAGTATAATATTGAAACCTTTAATATTGCACCGAAGCAAGAATACTTTGATGAATTATTCAGAGTATCTAAAAATCAAGTTGTGTGGGGCGGAAATTATTTTACAGATTTTTTGCCAGTTTCAAGATGTTGGCTTATGTGGGATAAAATACAAGACTTGGAACAGTTTTCAGATTTTGAATTAGCTTGGACTTCTTTTGATAAGGTGGCAAAAAAATATACAAAAGTTTCTAAAGGCGGTTTTTTAACAAATGGAACTATTGACCAAAAAATCCATCCTACACAAAAGCCAGTAGGATTATATAGCTGGATTATGAATAAATACGCAAAGGAAGGGGATTTGATTTTAGATACTCATGTCGGGAGTGGAAGTAGTAGGATTGCGGCAAGTTTAGGCGGGTTCAACTTTGTTGGTTTTGAAATATCAGAAGAATATTATGAGAAACAAGAAAAGCGTTTTAAAGACTTTATCAGTCAGCTACGATTGTTCTAACGAAGCGGTCACTGGCATTGCTGGTAACAACTGTCTAAACGCAATGCGTGAAGCCAAAAATAAACGCAACGATGCCTATGAATTATTTGTGTTTTTACATTTTACGGATGCTTCGGCGTTTCAAAAAGATTTAAAATTATAAGCTGGTGCGGCATCTGATCTTTCAACCTAAATCCATAAAAATGACAACAACCATCAACGAAAATCCTGCAACATTTGAAAACATGAAAAGCCTGTTATCTTCATGTAAAAAATACCAACCTAAAAGCGATCATGGTATAAACTTTCACGTTCTGATAAGCAACTCAAGTAGATTAGACTTTATTGATCCGGACAAAGATTCACGCCGCGTCAAAATAATCATTCACAATGTATGCGAGCAAATGGGCGTCTCCCAATCTGAAATACTAACCAGGAAAACACGATTATCACAATTCGTCTTTTCGCGTATGCTCATAGCCTATTTCATAAGGAAACACACCGACCTTACCCTGAAGGGTATTGCCGCCGCCATGTGGAAAGGCTCCGGCCCGCACCGGCATCACACAACTATCATTCACTCCTGCCGTATCTGCCAGGACATGGTTGACAGCCATCAGTCAAGGCATGACTTCTATAATGTTTTCATGAAACTTTCATCAATCTTCGATGAAATGAGCGCCGGAAGTGAATAGGTTTCGCGTGGAACCGGGAAATTTAAGATTGTTATAATTTTTTTTACTTTTGAAAAATGGAACGCGGAAGACCAACAAAATACTCCGATGAAATCATTGAGTTACTTTGCGAAAAGATAGCGACCAGTTCGCACGGATTGAAAAAAATATGCGATTCCGATGACCGATTCCCGGCATTTAGAACCGTTTTCACATGGCTTTCAAATCCTGATTATCAAGATTTCAAGCACAAATACGCGCGCGCGCGAGAGGCACAGGCTGAACTGTTAGCCGATGAAATTATCCACATTGCAGACACTCCGCAGGAAGGCGTCAAGAAGAAACAAACGATCAACGGGATAGAAATAATCACAGGTGACATGATAGATCACAGGCGCCTTCAGGTTGACGCAAGGAAGTGGAAGGCGTCGAAGTTATATCCAAAAAAATACGGAGAACGGGTTGAGGTTGAGAACTCCGGAGAAATGAAGTTCGTTATCACCACGCGAAAAAAACAGCCATCCGAAGGGGCTGAATGACTACCGAAATAGAAATTGACGAGGACGTATTCCTACCATGTTACCAACACCTGCGGGATGATTCCGGCATTGACATTGATTTCATCTACGGAGGTAGGGATTCGGGCAAGTCAAGGGACGAGGCGCAACGGCTTGTATTGAGATGCCTGGAGCAAGATTACTTTCGTTACATCCTTGTCAGAAAGACAGCCAATACGATCAAGGACAGCCAATGGCAGACCATCAAGGACGTGGTATATGACTGGGGGCTTGAATCGCTATTCACCTTCAACATCAACCCGCTCGAAATAAGATGTGTTAACGGAAATAAGTTCATTTGTCGCGGGATGGACGAGCCGGCAAAACTGAAGTCTATTTCCAACCCATCCGGGGCATGGGTGGAGGAGGGCAATCAGATCAGTGAGGAAGATTTCATATTCCTCATATCATCGCTTCGCTCCAATCAGGGGAGAATTAAACTTGACTTCACCTTCAACCCGGAAAGCGATTCGCCTGACTTTGGCGATTTTTGGATTTACAAAAATTTCTTTTCACACTCACATGACAAGTCATTCACCTACACGAAGTCTTTTTCAGTAGGATCGAATAGCTTCGACCTTACCTACCGGGCGACGCATACAACATACCACGACAATCCATATATCACGGCGCAGCGGATTGCCATACATGAATCATTTTCTGAAACGAATTACTACTGGTACAAAGTATTCACGCTTGGCGAGTGGGGCAACAAGATGAACGAATCTCCATGGGCCTTCGCCTTCAACCGTTCTAAGCATGTTAAGGCTGGATTGGAAGCGGACCGCTCTCAATGGCTCTACACTTCATTTGACTTCAACCGTAACCCTGTATGTGCAGTTGCACTCCAGCACTTCCCAGAGAAAAGACTGATCAGATTCTTAAAGGCTTTCAAGATTCCTAACTCCGGCGTGAATGAATTGTGCGAGCATATCAAGGTAGCTTATCCTGGCTTTCTTTTCATTGTCACCGGCGACTATTCAGGACATACGCCGACGTCGCTGTATAAAGAGCAAGTCACCAACTATACGGTGATAAAGAAAGAACTTGGCATATCTGACAGCCAAATAAGGACGAAGGTTAATCCAAGACTGGAGAAGAACCGGACTTTGTTTAATATGGTTTTACAAAATTACAATGTGGAGATTGATGAGGCAGAATGCAGGGCGTTGATATTCGACTTAGAGAATGTGCAGTCGGGAGCCGATGGAACGATCATAAAAGAGGACAGGAAAGATCCGAAGCAGCAAGCCGACCTATTGGATTGCGCTCGATATGCAGTTAACCTTATCCTTCCTGATTTTGAAAAGCTATACACATTCCCAGAAAAGAAATAAACGAAAAGTTGAAAAAATCAATCAAATGTTTATTTTTGTTGGATTATGCCATCACTACTCGACACTTGCGGCGGTTGCATAGAACTCGTCTTCGATGAGTGTACCGATCTTGTCATTGCCCCTACTTCAGGGCTTGAATCAGATACCACTTATTGGTGGTTTGTTGAAGATCAGCAAGGCAACATCTGGAAGCATTCAGCGACAACGGACGGCGCCGGCGTTCTTTCCATTTCACCTGATTATTTACCGGATGGGTTTCTAACCGAAGCGATTGGAGCCGTGACAATAACGATCAAGGATGACGAACACGCAAATGTTAACACCACGCTCACATACGGAAGCACTGAATATGATTGCATCATTGCCACATTTGAATCAGCAACAGAACTAACCGGTTACTATGGTTCATGAGATCATTAAGTTACTCCTTATTGCTGCGATCACTTCATTGCAGATAACCTTCATTCACGTATTGTTTTGGGACGGCATGATACTAAGGTTCTTCCGGGAGAACAAGTTGCCGCGTTTCATACAGAAGCCGCTTTACGATTGCCTGATCTGCATGACGTCTATATGGGGCTTCGTTTTTTGGCTGATCGAGTGGAACGCAAGCGTTAACCTGATATTCTTATGGTTGACGGTAGGAGGCATCAATGTGCTTATTTCCGGCATCGTTGGAAGGGCTGAAGATTACAGTGGGGAGGCTTTCGTTCTTGAAGAATATTCACATTCTCACAACTGATGATTGAAATACTTACGGCCAATGGATTTATCTTCGATTCTTACTGTTCAGTTTGCAAAAACAGATACCGTGTTTTCAAGAATCCTGAAAAGCCGGGTGTTGAGGTGAAGGTTCATGTGTCGGGAAATTATTTCAAGGCTTATAAACCTAATTTCCAGGGAAGGGTGACGCAGGTGGCTTTTGGGAATACTGACAAGTTGAAACAAGTGATTGAAACATTATGAACTTCTTTTCATCCATATTTCGCAGACCGAAGCAGGTAAACGCCGAGGGGCTGATTATCTCCCATGCCTTCACCATTGCAGGGCGTGAATTTATGGAGGTCGATAGCATCTATAACCTTCCATATCAGCGCGGGTTGGCAGCGGTGAAGGTTTATGAGGAGATGAAAATGAAGTGTGACTATGAATACCTGAAGGCCTATGCTACGGCCATTGACAATCTTTTCAAGAAAGACACCGGTTTCAAGCTTGCCGAGATCATGCAGGTCAAGAAGCTGAATGATCAATTACTCGAACGGTTGAACATTGCCATTGACACCGATCTCGTCTATAAACTCGCTTCCGTCGTTTACTTCGATAAGACGGAAAGCCCGATCACCTATGACGCCGAGTATGCGAAGAAGAAAATAGCCTTTTGGAAAAAACACAAGTCAGCGGAAGATTTTTTTTTGCAAGCGCCGTTACAAAAGTTAATTCCCTTTTTAAAGTCGCCCGAAATCAATTTACAGAGCTATTCAGAGGCGATGGACGCATTAAACAGAATACACTGGGAAGAAGTGTTGCTGCTACTCTCACCGAAGCAGAAAGAACGCTATTCCGACAAAGCCGATTTATCTGTGGAGGGGACATATCCCGCATCCACGACCTTAACCGACTAAGCTTCCTTGATTACCTTTTTCATTTAGATGAATCAATAAGGGAACAGAGGGAAGCCGAAGCGCAAGCAATGAAGGCGAAAAATGGCAGATCAGGTAATTATTGAATTTCTTGCGGACACGAAAGGGCTTCAGCCGGCGGTTGATACCCTTGAAGGCATTGGCACCATTGACAAAACACTTGCCGACGAGTTCAGGAAGAACAACGCCGCCATTCAAGACCGCATCAAGCTACTTGACCAGACCGGAAAGAGCGCCGACAACCTGGCGAAGGATTTCCAAAAGGTCAGCGATTCAGTTAAGGTCGAAGGAGGCAAACAACAACTTGAACAGTTGGGCAAGGAGATTAACGACAACGTAAGCAAGTCGCAGAAGCTCACCACGCAGCTACGTGCCATGAAGCAGCAGTTGAGCGAGATGGACGCCGCCGGCAAGACCGGCACCAAGGCTTTCAACGATCTTGCTAAGGCCGCCGGAAAGTTAGAAGACCAGATAGGCGATACGGCGAAGCGTGTAAGGACGTTAGCCTCGGACACAAAAAATATTGATGGCGTTGTTGGTGTTGTGTCAGGCCTTGCCGGCGCCTTTTCAGCGGCCCAGGGAGCCGCCGCGTTACTTGGCGGGGAGAATGAAGACTTACAGAAAGGGCTACTGAAAGTTCAGGCGGCGATGGCGCTCGCTACCGGCGTTCAGCAGGTGGCCAACACCTTACAGAAAGAATCGGCGGCGTCCTTGGCTATTGCGAGCGCCGCACAAAGCACATACGCATTCGTGGTGGGAACGTCCACCGGAGCGATGAAACTGTTCCGTATAGCCCTTGCCGCTACCGGCGTAGGCTTATTTGTCCTTGCTATTGGTGCTATTGTCGAGAACTTCGACAAGCTTAAGGCTAAGGCCATCGAGATATTCCCGATACTCGGCCACTTAGGCGACGTCTTCACAGCCATAAAGGCCATATTCTTTGGCAGCGTGGCGGCCTTTGTGGAAGGACTTTCAGGTATTGGAAGTGCCATAAAGCTACTTTTCACCGGCAAATTTGCAGAGGCGAAGGACGCCCTTGTTGCCATTGACCTTAAGGGCGCTTTTCAGAGGGAGGTTGACGAAACATACAAGGCGGCGGCTGAAGCCGCCAAGACCGGTACCGAACAGTTGGTTAAGGAGATCAAGACCGGAGGCGAAAAGGTTGTCACGGCAAGGAAAGAAGTAGCTAAGCGCGAAATTGATGAACTGAATAAACTTCCCATCAACAACCCTATCCTTGCAGGCGAGGAGCAGAAATTAGTAGAGAAAGCCAAGACGGACGCCGCCTATCAAGGGGCAGAGGAACGGCAAGCCATCGCACGGGCTGAAGCCGATAAGAAAGCGGAGTTGATGAACTTTGAATCAGCCACGGCCGCCAACCTTAACAACTTCATCATTTCTTTGGGCGACAACCGTATAGCAAGCCTTGAGGAACAGGCCCGAAGGGGCATCATCACCGAGAAGAAGGCGGCCAAGGAGATAGGCAGGATTAAGCGCAATCAGGCTATCGCAGCGAAGGGCGAATCAATCTTCAACATACTTGTCTCGCAGCCTTCGGCCATCGCTAAGACACTTGGCAGTCTTGGCATCGCCGGCGCCGCTGCCATACCGATACTTATCGGGCTGATGGGGCTTCAGATAGGCGCCGTCCTCGCCCAACCCATACCGAAGTTTGCGAAAGGAACGAAGAACGCCCCTCCCGGCTTCAAGTTGGTCGGTGAACAGGGGCCGGAGCTGATATACGACGGCGGCGGCTATCCGATTATTCCCAACGGCGATTCGGAGAAGATTATGAGCAAATGGATTCCACAGATGCCGCACGTTTCTGAAAGCACATTGAGCAGGATGGAACGGTCCGGCCTTGCCGGATATGGCATTGACTACGCATTGCTTGGCAAATCGGTCGCTAAGGAGATCGCCAAGCTGCCGATCACCGAAACCAGGTTCGATGAAAACGGCGTAACGAAATTCATTCATAATGGATTTTCAAAGCGGGAGATAAAAAGCAAGCGGGGGAATTTCTGATGGATTGGACGTTCATACTTACCTGTTCTAATGATTCAACAACGCTCACCCTTACCGATGAGCCGATGGATTTCGTGGATTATACAATCATCATGAAGCGCGATCCTAAGACACACGGCAAGATGATTGACATGGCCAACTCGCTCACGTTCTTCGGCGATGCCTATTCGTTCATTAAGGACAAGTACGACACCTATGGCGTTGAGGCCGACATTGTTATTTCTATTTCTTGCGAGTGTGAAGGCGCTACTGATACGCTTCCTGACGCCCGTTTCAATATGTCTTCATTGGAGTTCGAGGAAGGCACAACCTGCACGGTAACGGCTGACCTCGAAGATGCTACCTGCATCATGCAGTTTAAGAACCGGCAAGACCTGAAGGTTGACGTTCTTTCCCTTTCCACGGTTGACGATCCGGATGGCGAAACACTAACGCCTTATGCCGGCATCGGCGTGAACACTACTATCCCGTCTAAGGCTATTCAGAAGATTGACAAGCTCTACTACGGAGGCGACGATGACAGCGGAACAAGCATAGCCTATGAGGAGGATATTACCGAAGATTCTGAAGGATTGGTAGAATCGGAAGGGTATATTTGGATCAGGCAGGCCGACACGGTCGAGGAGATAGGAGGCCTTAACGAAGACTTTGCAACGAACCGGGGCAGCGGAGCCACGGCGCCGGACATTTGGACTAACACCTTCGTATTGAATGCAGATACGCTACTTCAGGCGAAGGGGCTTTATGATGTTGACCTTACCGTAACGGCCGACCTCACCAACGCCACGCTTGATTCCGCAGGTGTTCCGGGTGATAAGTTCGACAGGGTTCAGGTGGAGCTTATATCGAGGCAGACGACGGCCGGGCCGGCCTACACATACAACACGCTTCAGTCATGGGACTTCAACTCCGGGCCGTATGGCAATGACTTCAGCGAGAACTTAGTATGCGACATCACTACGGAATTTGCCATCTATTACACGATCAACGCGCTTACCGATGACGTTACGCCTGGGGAATCATACACGCTATACTTCCATATCACGGTGTCGGGTACTTATTCTAAGATCAACCCGGCCAACGACATGGTGTTTTACTTCGCATCAACCATAACCGACCGGCCTACGTCTTACCTTAGCTTTGCAGCTCTTACACGATTTCCGGAATCTATTTCCAAGACGTCCAAGATCAACGAAGCTATTTCACGGATAGCGGAGATCATCACTAATGACTGCTTGAGGATGTATTCGAGTTATTTCACTCGTCCAGACGCAGAGCCGGAGCCGGCGGAGCTTCCCGAAGACGATCCCGACTATGTGTTTCCGGTGGCAGGGTGTGGAAGCTATTATCATATCATGAACGGCTTGCAGCTTCGGCACATAGCGGATGCGAAGTGTTTCGTTTCTTTTCGTGAGCTATACGATTCGCTTAACGCCATATTTTGCATCGGCATGGGCATGGAGGATGATCCATACCGTCCGGGCTATCAGCGTATCAGGATAGAGCCGGCTAATTTCTTCTACGAAGACACACCGATGAGTTACGGAGTGAGTTACCCTGACAGGATTAAGAGAACGGTGAAGTCCGATCTTTTCTTCAGCGACCTTGTTATAGGGTATGAAAAGTGGGAGGCGGAGGCGTTCAGCTCACTCGACGAGTTTATCACGAAACGGCAATACACGACGGGGCTGACACAGATCGGAGGCAATAAGACTATCCTCTCGTCATTGATTGCGTCGCCTTATGCCATTGAGATAACCAGGCAGCAGAAGACCGACACGAAGGATTACAAGTACGACAATGATATTTTCATCATTGATCCTTCTTCAGATGGGCTTGAATCAGGCAGCGATGTGATTGATTATGTTTCGTACTATAACGTGCTTCTTTCTCCAACGCGCAACGCGGCGAGGTGGTTTGAGTGGCTTTTTGCCATCTTTAAAAATCACTTATCAGCGGATGCCAAGTTGATATTCTGTTCGGGAGAGGGAAATTATGACGCCGTCCTTGACTATCCAAATATTGACTGCGATCCGGCTGATTATACAGCCCTTTCCAACGAGGATGCCGATCTCACATACACCATGAAGATAGACTATGAAGATAGTCCACCGGTATTGGGCTTCGAGCAATGGGAGTTCACTTACCCGATGACGTTTGCCAACTATCAGGAAGTCCGTAACAATTTCTACCAGCTCATTCCGGTGCAATGGGATTCCGGCGGGACGAAGTACGGGTATGTGATGGATGTGAGTTACAAGCCGGCGCAGGGCATGGCTTCGTTTACCGTGATACGCAAGTGGGAGGACGCTGACACGAATTACATACTTGCCGAAGACGGCACGTTTATGCTTCAGGAAGATGGAAGTTTCATAATTTGGGAACCTTAAAAAGATATTAAGATGGCTAACAAGAAGATTTCAGAATTCACAGCGATCACTACTCCGGATAACGCGGATTTATTCGCCATCGTGGATGTTAGTTTGCCGGAAACGAAGAAAATAACATGGGCTAACATTGTGGCGGCGCTTGAAGCAGTATTTGCCGCAGCATCAGAGACAGAAGCGGGTATTGCAGAGTTGGCTACAACTACGGAAACAAGGGATGGAGGGGATGACTCAAGGATAGTAACGCCTGCGAAGCTATCGGATTGGTGGGTGAATTTTATAATTCAGAATGGAGTTGAATTCGCATCGTATATTACAGCGATAGGAGCTATCTCGACGGAAGATGACATATATCTAAAGTCGGTAGGATCAGTCTATCTAAGACTAACAGGAACGCCTACGGCATATCGTGTACTAACCCTTCCAGACGCTACCGATACGCTCGTAGGCAAGGCAACAACAGACACACTTACAAATAAGACAATGTCTGATTCAACTGTTCTGATTGGTAATGTTTCAGACATTACAAAAACTATTCAGTTTTCTTTGGGAGGCGCGACAACAGGGAAGAAACTGACCATCATAGCCTCACATACCAACAACCGATCACTCACCCTTCCAGACGCTACCGATACGCTTATCGGTAAGGCAACTACTGACACACTGACTAACAAGACAATGTCTGATTCAACGGTCATTTTTGGAAATGTGTCTGATATTACAAAAGCACTTAAGTTTTCTTTGGGAGGTGCGACAACAGGAAAGAAACTGACCATTGTTTCATCGCATACAAATGACAGGACGGCAACATTCCCGGACAGGACTGGAAATATTACAATATGTTCGCCAACAAAGGACGCCGATATTTCCGGAGTTACAACGATCACTTTTACCGGCACAACACCGCCATCAACTCTTACAGGTCGTTACTCGTGGGACTATATCAGTAACAGCATCATTCAATGCAACGTACGGATGGAGTGGAACAGTGCAGGCACAGGATTGACTGCTATCGAGTTTACGCTTCCGTCGGATATGCCAACGCCTTCATTTTTCACCGGATGGGGCAATAGCGAATTCGGGCCGCCGGCAAATGCTGAATTCTATACATCGGTAACAGGTACGCCGATTGCGACAAGGGGATATACAGCGAAAAGCGCCGGAGGAGCATTGGTAATTGGTGGAACTTGTTCATCGAATGCTCTTATAGGTGCATCTTTCAACTTTCAATATTTCATATAGATGATCTACGCTCCCGAAAACTCAATCATACAATTCCCGGCAAGTGATGTTATTTCATCTTGCGTGATCGTTCCATCCAAGTGCCTACCGATCACGCGGAGCAGCGACATAAACTTTCAGATCATCATTGATGACGTGGAGGCGGCGCCGGCATCGAATGAATATGTGATGAAGCTATTTACCACGTGCGACACTTCAGACCTTGTCGAAGTGCCGGCGTACATATACGGAACGGATGAAGAAGTGTTCGCCACCATTGCATGGACGCACATGACCGACGAAGGAATAGCGTATGGATTCATGACACAGACAAATGACGACTTCGACTTCGGACAAGTTTTCGACAATGGCGATTGCTTCCGTATCGGCATCGTCCGCGTCAACAGCGATTCGTATAAGTACGCAAATTTCTTCGGCGTTACCGGTTCTGACGTAACTATAAAGCTGACCATAAACGGAGTGGAGCAGACCATCGGCATCTTCGACTATTCAACACCGGACGACATAGCCGATGCGATACGCTCGTACATTTCCGATCAGGTGACGGTGTTGCAGGCCGTTAATACCAGTTATGTTTCTATCACGATTCACTCATTGTCCGGCGACACATACGGCAATTTCAAGCTTGGCGGGACGACCTATACGGCCACCGTTACGGCCGGAGAGGATGATATTGTTGCCTGTTCAAATTGCTTCGTGTATAAGGCGGATCCGTGCTTCACAGCGGTGCTGAAGTATCGTAACAGCGAGAACGCCTTCGGATTCAACTACGAGGCCGATGACGAGTTCTACAACAAGGTCAGGGTTGGAATGTATATTGACAACCCGCAGCCGGTTGACACGGAGAATGTTTACCGGCAGTCAAACGGCGTTTACAAGACACTTTCGGCCATGTTTGAAAGCGTTTCGGAAGGTCATGTGGACTATTACGACAAGCAGCGGCACTTTGCCATTGCTATGGCCATGCGACACGATGACTTTTCAGCGGCGCAAAACAACGAAGACGAGTTCACGGGCTACGTCCGGTCGGGAGCTTACGAGATAGCATGGCAGAACAAGCCGGGCATCAACCTCGACGCGGCGCCGGCGTCTTTCAAGGTGAAAGAAACGCCTTACTATCAGATCAATTCAAATTGTCTATGAATGTGAATAAGGGCATATTGATAATTGCGGCGGGCCATCCATTCTATGGACGTATGGCGCACAACCTGGCCGCCTCCATCAAGTCTATAGAGCCGGATATGCCTATTTCCTTACGGTGGGCAGGCGATGCCTTGAACCACTTAAAGAACTATGACATTTCTAAAGTGTTCGATTCGGTTGATCCCATACCGGAACACTGTTACCGGATCGAAGGAAAGAACAAGTGGATACGCACGAAGGTTTTTATGTACGACCTTTCACCGTTTGAGGAAACGATATTCATTGATGCCGATACTATTTGGTTCCCCAAGCGCAAGCCGTCGCAACTTTTCAAAGAACTGGAGCCGGTGGAAATCACGTTTGCCAACTATACCCGCCATGACCTGGAGAAAGTGAAGGACGAGCAAGTGTGGGCGAAGCTTTCAGAAGTGAAGGCGGCCTATGGCTTTGACAAAGGTTATTACTACGCCCTACAATCCGAATTCGTGTACTTCAAGCGATCAGAAACCAATGCCGCGTACTTTGATAAAGCAAAGGAAATCTACGACAACCCGAAAGCAAGCACGATAATCTTTGCCGGCTTCGTTCCTGATGAATTTGCCTTCAGCGTGGCGTCGCTACTATGCGGCATCGAGCCGCACCAATACCCTTACTTTCCAACATATTGGCACCCGGTACATAAGAAGATTGACCGAGAAACATTATTCGACCGCCATTACCTGCTTAGTGTGGGAGGGGCTTTTCAATCAGACTACTTTAAGAAACTATACGATCAACTCGCAAGCGTGGCCTTTCGGAAGCTTCGCCTGGAATCACCGTTCAAGTACACTAACAAGCGCTCATGGTTATCGGAGCGAAAATCAATCTAACAATGCCTACCATTATCACCGCCGAACTTCTTAAAGGCTACTTCAAGGAAGGAAAGAAAGGAAGCACATACAAAGAATGCGTGGACTTGGAACAGGCCTTGCGCCTCCATGCCGATGGGCTTAAGCCTGTTGAGCTGATCGGCTCGCAGCGTCCTTCAGAGCCTAAGAACGTCATGGAATACCGTATGGCGATATGGCAAGCCATCACGAAGGAAACGGTGTCGAG